TGGTTGTATTTTAGTGCCAATACATTTTCCAAGCCCATATTCATCTTCTTTATGAATGGTTCAATTACGAAAGTAATAAGGTGGTTTGTAGCCACTTTGATTTCTTCAGCATTTGAACTGAACCCGTTAGACAATCCGACCTGAACCCCCAAAAGTAGCGGGCTTGAAATCTGGTTGGCTGTAAGTATGTTCTGTTGAACCAAAGTCAAAACATCAAGATACAAACCTGAATTTGCGTCGTTTGAAATGGTTTCAATAGTTGGTTTCTCTTCAGGACTATCGTAAAATGCCACCATCAATTTAGAACCATTCTTTCCTTGATAAGCTGCCACCAATTCAGAATAGATGGCTTCCTTTTCTGTCGGGGTAGGGGAACCAGCTAATCCAATAAAGAGGTTCGGCAGAAGTGAATTAGCTAAATTTTTCTTATGGAACTCCCAAATTTCAGCTTCCAAAGCAACAGCGTCAGTTGCTGCCTGCCATGGTAATACGGGATAGATTTTATTGTTTGATGGCTGATAGTTAGTCCAATAGTAGATTTGTCTGGCATCTTTTACATCAGGGTCTAATGTGTGAAACTTTGTGATTTTCTTATCCCTTTTGTTAGTGTCCCAAGTTTCGCAGTAATAGAACCAATCTATATCTCTGATGTGTTCGTCTTCGTTTTTCTTTTCAGCTCTTACATATTGGAATGGTAAATGATAGATACTTTCAACAGCAGTTCTTTCTCTGTTCCAAATACATTCAATAGCCCAACCGCCAAACAGCCAAGCGTCCATAACCAATTTGTAATATAACTCCGTGAAACTTTCAAACTTATTCACCATTACATTACCCAAGCCTTCAATTTCTACACCTTCACCGATTGATAAATTAGATTTAGCGTCAATACACACAGATAAAGTAGGGGATAGTTCCTTCAATTCCAAAACGAATTGTGGATAGTCATTCATACCACCCTGACCCCAATTCACCCAATCGTATTGTCTTGTTGTGCTTTCAGTATTCACACGAATATCTAATCGCTGAATAGGGTATTCTTGATAGAAAGTTTTTAGGTCTAAATTTTTATTATGTTCCATAGTAAATTATATTATTTGGTGTCGTATTCCCTGTATAATAAGTATCATCTTCACTAACAAAAATGAATGATAATGACGATAATAACTTATCATGGGAAAGCGATGTCTGTAGGTTGGTAGATGAAACTTGTTCGTAAATCCCCAACCAATATTCGTTATTGTCTAATAAATGTATATTACAATCTGTAGAACCTGAAGCTATAAACACCTGTGGTTCTGATTTATTTGTGTTGAATTGGAATACATCATATTTGTTGGCATAAAATGACGGATATACATTAGTGATGTTTCTTGGTATGAAAGTCGTTCTAACCCCACTCTGTGCGTTCTGTAAAGCCCATAGGTAAGTAGGTGATGAAAGCTCTTTGTATTGGCTCACATTTACCATAATTGTATTCGTTGCGTTTTGGGTTATGTATATCATAATTGGGGTAATGGTTCTTTTTTATATTCAAATTCAATTTCAGGGCAGTTCTTCACCCATAAGAAATCTGGATTGGTGATATTATCAACTTGTGCCATTTCTATAACCCAATTATTATATGTGTCTTGTAATGGTAAAAAATAGTTAGTATCATTATATTTTTTATTCAATACCAAATTCAGTTCGTCTGTAGTCAAAAGTAATTTTCCCTGTCTCATATTATCTTCCTAATGTTGTGTTGAAATCCATTATAGCTATGTCTAATGCTGACCTTTCCACACTACCCAAACCAGCTCCATACGAAACGCTGGCTATTCTTTGATTACCAAAATCTGGATATACATAATCTGGTGCGTAGTTAGGGTTCCACCATAAAGCTAGTAATATTGGCTTATGTTTTCCTAATGAAACAATAGGTCTAGCCGTATCAGTTCTTGTCTGTATCAAAACTCCATCTTGATAAAGCGATATGGCTGTTGGCGTAGTTCTATTCAAAGTCATAACACCTTGTCCGTTATTAGATACTGAATTCCAGCCAGTATTTGTTCCACCATACATTTCAACATAAGGACTATTAGCTCCATAACAACCATTCACGAAGAATTGATACGGGGTGCTTTCAATAGTGTTGATAAATCCATTCAAACCTGAAGCATCAGCTCTGTTTCTATACAAAGCGAAGTGTGAAGAACCACTTGTTGCGAATACAAAATCTTCAATATAGAAATCTGGAATTACAGCACCTGCCACACTATCGTTAGTCATACCTTCTATGGTGTGATTTACTGAACCATAATACGACCAATCGTAAGTTGCGTTGGTAGGTTCAACCAAGTTGATTTTGTGTGAATTTGCTGTTGCTCCCAGAACAGGTAAGAACACATCAATTTTAGCCCACACACCCGCCGTCTTCAAATCATACACTAATGTTTCAACAGCTCCCGACATGACCGCATCTAATGTTCCGCCCGCATTCAATACAGCCGTCATATAAGCCGCAGCATCAGGGTCAATAGCTGGTGCTGGCGTGCTACTTGGAGTTGGCGTCAAAGTCGGAGTATGACTTGGGGTTATACTCGGAGTAGGTGTATTTGTTGGCGTTGATGTAATTGTCGGCGTAATCGTAGGTGTGTTCGTAGGTGTGATAGTCGGAGTGGCAGTTGGCGTTGCCGTCATAGTCGGGGTAATCGTAGCAGTTGGGCTGGGAGTTGGACTAGGGCCTGGAGGTGTTTGACCTGCCAATATACCTGGAACCAATCCACCAAAGTTGAAGACCTGTTCCCCGTTTATGTATTTTGTTTCTATTTTTTTATAGGTTGCCATTAGTGTTGAGCTTTTACTTTATCTATCAATTTATTTACATCTACATCGTCTGAACCCTCATAACAAAAATCCTTCGTAAATGAAAGATTTTCCTTGTTATAGTATTCTACCCTTATACATATATTTCGTGTCTCTAAATTCCAAATTAGATAGGTTATTTTGTATCTGGTAATAGGTCTCGCTAGGTTCGTATTGTCTCTAACTTTTATATTACCAGATACTTCTAACATATTTTATTAGAATAAATCTACATGCCAACAAGCGATATATCCATTTACACAAACAAATCTCAATTGAACGAAACCAGTATTTGTTAGGTTCATAAAGTTTGTATTCATCTTTTGTGAAAAACCAGCAGTTCCTAAAGCAGACATAGTGAAATTACCAGTTGTTTCAACCATAATATTATATTCACCACCTTCTTTTAGGTTAGTCAAAGTCAAATCCAAATTACCTGTTGCCTGAATAAAGTGTGTATTGCCTTGGTTCATATCAACAGAAATGGTTGTTCCCGTTTGTGATGTTGTATGTGTATATTGTTGTCCGAAAGAATAAAGATTTTCTGTATGGGTAGTATCATTATCTATAGCCGTTCTGTTGTCTGTTCCCAACATTACCGCTCTTGTCTTACTACTAATGGTATTACCACTACCATTTATTATACTATTATATGTTCCCGTTCCAGTTATTTCATTATCATAACCAGAAATGAACGCACTATAGTTAGATGTTGTATTTGAGTTTGACTGACCCGCTAAATAACCATTATATGAACCACTTGGGTTTCTATGTTGTGTTCCACCTATTTCAGCGTTGTATTCACCACTTTCAATATCATTATCCATACCTAATGCCAAGTTGTAGTTTGATATTACTCTGTTTCCATCACCATAAGCAAAACTAAACCTACCAGCATTTACTATGTTTGTTCCTATACTCAAACCATAGTCCCCATTTACATTACTATTGTCTCCAAAGACATAACCTGTTGTAGCATTTACGGAACAACCATTACCGAATATAACACTCCATCGGTTATTCGCATTATTCGCATTACAATTTCTACCAAAGATAAATGAACCTAATGCGTGATTTCCATTAGTATTACTATTATTTTCACCAAATACTGCGTGAAAACTGCTTGACCCTCCAATAGTGTTTCCACTACCAACAACAAAGTTGTTTTTTGAGCCCGCAGTTTGTGTATTTGTTCCACCACCAGTATTTAGTTGTGTTGAATTTCCAATACCAACTAATTTATCAACATAAGTCGTATTTGAAGCGACAGGACTTGTAAATGCGTTCAAACCGATAAGATTTGTGTAAGATGTTGTGCCAGTCAAAGAATTATTTTCACCGCCCAAAATCATATTGTTTGTTCCCGTTGATGAAATCTGGTTCAAAGCACCGATGATAATACCCCTTTGACCCGAGCCAGTGATAATGTTATTTTGATTACCCATAATAATCCCTTCAACACACGCATTACTCGCATTACCATTACCAATAGTCATACTATAGTTCCTACTCGCTCTGTTTGCGGCTCCACCATAATTACCACCTATAGCAATAGAATTATTCCCTTGTGTAGCAGTTTCCCAACCGATACTGATTTGATTACTACCGCCTTGATGGTAAGATGAATAACCAATACTGATATGTTGGCTTCCATCAAAAATGTTTCCACCACCTAACCAAATGGAATTATTACCCATACTGGTTGCTCCAATATTTCCATTAGAAATGTGAATTGAATTATTACCCGTCGCAGTTGCTCCCTTACCAATTGCTAATGATGCTGTGCCAGATGCTGTTGCGTCTGTTGATGTTAGAAAATCTGCCGATTTGATACTATCAGTTCCCGTTCCAGAAACCATACCCGCAGGTTCAGTAGTCCCCGACAATAAATCTACTCTTTTTATTCTATAAGTGGCAGTATTACCACTATCATTCATTACTATCCAACTATTATCATCAGCCGTTGTTGTGGTGGTAAGTTGGCTTATCTTTTTGTTTGCCATATTCTTTATATGTTATTTTTATTTATACGAAATCATAATCTATATTATCCCCACCTTCAGTAAGAAGTTCAAAACTATCTTCTGATAATAAATGGAATGTTTCAACTGGCGGTGTGGGCTGCTCTGTTGTTCCTAAACCATAAGGTATTTGTTGTTTTACACCAGCAATTCTATTGGACTTCCATAAATCAATCCAATCTTGATTACTTGTATATCTTGGTGATGTTGCCATATAGTATAATTATTTTGTAAGGCTAAAAAAGGGGGGTTTCTACACCCCCCATAAAATGATTTTTATTTTTATTACTCTCTATCAACGCTGATGTTTGAACCAGCCAAGAAAGCAGATATTGTAGTTGTAATATCAACTTGTGGAACTGAAATTGTAGAATTTGAAGTCAAATTCAAAGTGTAAAGCTGACTATCACCAGGTAAAGAACCTGAAGCAATAGTAGCAGAACTGATAAACATTCCTCCGTCAGCACCAGCCAAGAAGTATTTACCTGTCTTCAATTTCACCAACCAATATGAAGCAGTATTTTTTACAATTTCTTCATACAAATTAGTTCCGTTTATTTGGTCTAGACCAGGGATTGTGAAGATAAGTGAAGTATTGAATGTGAAGCCTAAACTTTCCAAATTCACACTTACTTCTTCGTTTAGAGCTGCGCTTGAATTACGCACCACATCAATTTTCTTGAACTCTAAACCTAATCCCGTAGCACCAGACACAGCACTTACTAAACCATTAGCGTCATAAGAAACGCTTTCAAAGTCAGCAGTTGAACCCGTTGATGTAAGAACCCAAAGTCCTTCTACACCAGGGACATTATTTACACAAGAAGACAATTCTAGTCCATTTGTGATTACGCAGTTAGAACCTGTAGCCATAGTTTTAGTTATTAGTTATTTTTAGTTTATTCAAGTTTATTATGATGCGAATACAACTTGGTCGCAGAAAGGAACAGCAGCACCTACCTTACAAACCAACTTCATTCTCAATTGTGCGAAATCTTGTGAAATCCAAGAAATCGGTGAGCTTACATCAGAAAGCAAATCAGTTCCCATCATCAAACCTTCGTTTGTAGAAATTACAGCGTAAGAACCAGCTGAACCAATTTCAGTAGAAACGATTTTAGTGTTTGTGAATGGAACTTGAATTTCCATTTGACCTTCCTTCAAAGTAGATGGGTCAAACCAGTATAAATTGCTATTACGAAGAGCCAAAGCGTAAGCTTGGAAATCAGCGTGTGAAACAGCCAAGATAGTTGGAACTGATTTCAGCGCGTCAGGTATAGCGCTCACATAAGCATCCACGACCGAAATCGCATTGCTACTATTCATTCCCGTAAAAGTAATGTTGTTTGTAGTAGCAGAACAAGT